TTCGGAGAAGTGGAAAGACAAGTCTGGGGATCTTAAAACCAAGACCGAGTGGCACAATATCACCGCTTTTGGAAAGTTGGCTGAAATCTGTGAAAAGTACATTAAAAGTGGGAAAATGCTATTTATCCAGGGTTCGCTTGTAACCCAGAAATATACGGATAAGAATGGTATCGAAAAAACTTCCCACCATATCAAAGCAGACACAATCCGCATGCTTGGAGGGGAGAAAGATTCCGCTAAACATCCACAAAGTAATCAAAAACCTTCCGCTACTGGATCGGGCTTTGATGACATGGACTCAGACGTACCCTTTTGATCGGAGTAAAAATGGACGCACTAATTGATTCTATTATTTTTGCATCAATAATAATGCTTGCAGGGTTAGTCTCAACTGGTGCGTTTATTTTCTTTCTTTACTTAGTAGGTGTTTATGATGACTAGAGATGAAGCAATAGAAAGAATACAGAAATTCTTAGACAAAAGCAGTCACCACAAATGGAAAGAGGTGCAAGAAGCTATTGATTTTCTAAAGAATGATAAGCCTTATGTCGAAAGTAATTACAAAACTTGGGAGAAAGCCTGGCACAAAGGCTATGATGCAGGGATAGAACAAAGTAAGAAATACGAAAAAATCCTAAGTTATTAATTTACTTTTCCTTTTATTCGACCAATTCTAATAATTAATTCTTGGTCTTCCTGACAATCTTTAGAGCAAAATTGAGAATTTGGCAAAGCAGTATCGTTGCAAGTTAAGCAAAATCCGGTGTACTTTGCCTTTTCCCTTTGCCTGATTGCGTTCAGTGCTGATTCCCTGTGCATTTCCTCGGTGTAATGTGCGTCATCTGCTATATCGTTCATTTCGATAGATCCGATAAAAATAACGCTGCCTCCGCTTGTCTACGCTTGAGCAGTCCTGCCATAACATGACCTCCAGACCGGTCCCATTTCAAAAACTCATCTGCTGCGCCTTCATGGTCACCCTCATTTACTTTTTTAAGTAAAGTAGAGCTATCCAAGTTACCGCAACCACAGTTAAAAGCAAAGTCCACCAATGCGTCAAATTCCTCTTGTGTGACTTCTATTTTAAGGTGAGCATTGACATTAGCTACTGCCTTCTGAACGTCCTCTAAGAGCAGTTTTTCAGCGTATTCTTGAGTTATTACAAGGGATTGAAATACATCTTTTCCTGTGTGACCATAACCAATTGTCCAAGGATCACCACCAGTTCCAGGATCAGGGTAGGCTTCAAGCCTACATCCTTCAAATCGTTCGGTCAGCTTTAATCCGTCTTTTGAATATTCCATTATTTCAACTCACTTTGTTGTCTAATCCAATCTTGCAAAGCCATCAATTTCACTGTTTCACTGGCGCAATCGTGTTCAATAGATATTGTGTCTTTGGGGATGACATCAATTCCTCTGGAGGAGATGGAAACTTGGGGCACTGAACTGCTACCGGTATCACCTGGGGCTTTGATGCGCAACCCTGCATAATAACTATCAACAAGAGCCAACTTAGCTTTTTCATTTGATACAACTCCTTGGGTAATTGATTTTTGCTCTACAACTTCGGTTTTTACTTGCTCTTGAGCTATTTCACCCTTAGTAGCAACTTGATCCTTAAATACCTGATACTCAGCTTCTAAAGCATCATATCTAAGGTGCTCTATATACCATCCTCCCCCCGCGGAAAGAATAGCTATAAGTAGTGAAAATATCAGGTTGTAATAGATCATTTTGAAGTTGTAGGTGTAGTCATTGCCGTCATTTTCTCTTGAGATCTGCCAAATGAGGTTATTCCAAGAACCGCACCCATTGCCAAGTGAAAGAATCCTGCGCCTTGCAAAGTCAACGGATTCCATTGGTCATCAACCTTCCCCTTACCGTAAATCTGAACGAGTGACCAAAACACCGGAAATATCACAAAATCACAGAAACAGACAACCATATACATCCAACCCATACAAGGTCTCCATTTGGAGTTTAACCACCCTGTATCGTCAGAGTCGTTTGTAGAAGATGTTTGGTTCAGTCCTATCATGGGCAGTATTTAGGTAGAAATCCTGTTTCTTGAAAAATCTTTAAACATTCCATCTCAACCGAGTTAGCCTGAAATTTTCTTTTAAACTCAATATGCGCTCTGTCCCCTTTGAGACTTTCCTGATAATCTTGTCGAATGTAATACATCAAACTAAAACAAGTGAGTGTAAAGACAAGCACTGCGATACAAATTGCAACCTTAAACTGGAAATCTTCTCTATCAGACTGAAGTTGTATGCGTTCTTGTTCGTCCTTTTTTTTTGCGCTTTGTCAAACTTAGACTTGTCTGCCATTAGCTTAGATCGTTCCTCTTGGAAGTCTGCCCAAAGTGATCCTAATTCTGGAGGGGCTTCCCATGTAAGCATTGTTCTGAGGTCTGCCTCGGCTTGTTCAAGTCTTTTTCGTCTAAGTACGTTGTCAAGGGCAATGGCTTGAAGACTTTTGTTTTTAGGCGGGTTTTTCTCAATTTCTTTTGCATACTCAATTGCCTTTTCTTGATGTTCAAAAAAAGAACCAAGACCGTCTGCGATCTCAGTAATAACCCCAATTGCCTCTTTACCGACTGATTTAGCTTCCTTGTAAAAAGCAACTCCCGATTTAACCGCACCGAGAGCCATCATCGCTAAAGTAAAAGGATCTATGATTGCACCTACTTAGAGATAACCCAACCATGCGAGGCCAACCAAAGATAGACTAGACCGGCAAACGCTGCGGACATTAATCCACCTAAAGTAAACTTACCAAAGGCAGCAAATTGATCGTTTAGCCATTCTTTTAAGGCTTCTTTCGCAACTTCTTTCAGTACATTTGGGTCTATTTCTGCCATGATTTACTCGTATTGAATGTTGATTGATCCTGCGTCAAATGTGTCTATTCCGTTGACGGTTGTAATTACTACTCGATCAAGAACTCCAGAAAGAGCAGGAGAAACACCGCCCCCAATCATTGTTCTTGCAGCATCTGTTTCACCCATAACATGAGATGAAGTCCAAGTATTACCAGAAATTAAAGCTAAAATCATTTGTCCACTAAAAGTTACCGCTGCTCCCGCAGGGTTAGCTATTACAAATCCACTTGTTGCATTTGCAGTTGTTACCGCAGAACTTAAATAAGTAAATCCGCAGTTATAACCAGAAGATGTAACAGAACCTGATCCGATTTGAACTTGATAATTACTTGATCCATTTGTGGAAACTCCACTAAACATCACAGTAATACGCTTAACTCCACTAGGAATACCAGTAAAAGTTATTGCCGTTCCCGAAGTGGATGCCTGAGCAGTGCCAAGGTTAGGTATGCCAACCGTATTAGCGTTTGAACCATCAAGGACGATAGCCATAGTAACCCCTTATGCGTTAGCAGTAATAGCAGACTGAACTGGTGCAATTGCAGCGACAAGTTGTGCGGTTGTTGTAGATGCAGTAATTGCTGATCTAGCCGTTGTGAGTGCGGTAGTCCAATCAGAGTCTGCCATCACGTTACTAAGTCCAATACCTGCTTTGTTTGCTCTGTGTTGTACTTCAGCATAAGCCATTGCGTTTAACTGATTTGTAGCTTCTGTTTTAGCTTTGGTCATGTCAACTGTTACAGTTGTTCCGCTTAGTGTCCATGCGTTAAAGAATAAAGCATCATCGCCTTGGGGTAGTGTTGAATCATCAACGATTACCGCACCGGCAGGACAATCTTTAACTAAGACGGTTTGAATTGGTAGTTCGCCAGTAGGGACGCAAACCGAGACATTTCCGCTTGTGTTTGTATATACGATTACTTGTGACATGATTGTTTCCTTTTAGTTTCCAAAAATTGCTACTGCTACATAAGATGCATCAGTTACACCACCTGAAGTAGTGATTGTATAAACTTGAAGTGTAGTTGTGGTTGGTGCTAATCTGTCTCCAACCAAAGACAAATAACCACCAGTACCTGTTCCATTTCTTCCAGAACTACTAACTGCTGAATAATTTGCATCAGATAAAGGATTTGTAAAATTTAAAACATAATCTCCAGTACCATTTTTTGTAACAGAACTTACGTTGTAGTTTGCTTTTGGTGTAATTGTTCCTGAAGATGTACCGTTAAAGTTTACCCAAGCCAAAGCATTAGTAGTAACCCCATTAGCTTGCAATTTAATTTGACCTGAACCATCGGCAGTCTGTGTTATCCCATTAGAGGGTGAGGCATTTATGATTGAAGTCATTTTGTTTTATCCTTATCTGAAGACTGCAATACTTACAGTTGGAGCATCTGTTGTGCTACCAGTACTACTTTGCACATAAATTTGAACCGCAGAAGTAGAGTATGTTCCATTTGCATTTGATGTTGAAGCAGACCCATAACCAATTGATAAGTTACTTGTTGGACTTCCTGAACCACCTCTGCCTGTACAAGTTCCTAAAGTTGAATAATTTGTATCAGATAAAACATTAGTAAAATTTACAGTATATGCTCCTGTTCCTGCTCTTGTAATACTTGAAACATTAAAAGAAGCATTAATTGCTGCAGTTGATCCTACAAAACTTACCCAAGCCCTGCAAAGCGTACCAACTTGCGTACCCGACCCATCATTAAATTGTGTAGGTGTGCCAGTCGTACTTGACTGAACTACATCCATTAAACCTGATCCATAACTCATAATTAATTTCCTCTACAAAATTACCCAACGACTACCGCTAGGAATTGTTATTGTTGCGCCAGAATTGATTGTGATCGGGCCGGTACTACTTGCGTTATATCCTGTTGGTATTGTATAAGAAGTAGTTACAGTTTGACCATTTTCAACAAATACTGTATCCGATCCCCCACCAGTACCAGATCCTCCACCTTGCGCCCATCTAACACCGTTCCAAGTCTCTACGTTAAAAATAGTGGAGTTGTATCCCATCTGACCGAGAACCGGACTGGTTGGTCTTGTAGCCGTTGTCCAGTTACTCAGTAATATGCCATTTGCCCCGATTGTTGTTCCTGCCATGTTCGTTCCTTATGGGGTTGTTGCACTATATACAGATCCAAGAGTCTTCCAGTTTCCGTACTGATCCAAGGAAGCTATCGGAGTGCCTTGGAAATAGAAAAATAGCTTACTGTTAGATTCCGATATAGTGTAATCAGAAAATGAAAAAGATTGGGGCGCATCTGTCTGAACATCCCAAATCAGATTCATATTCACATCATAGACTTGCTGACGGTAAGAGCCTGAACCGTAAGCCTGGCAACTTCCAATTCCATCAAGAACAATAGGATTGGTGTTGAGAGTTGTTAAAGTATCATCCTGATAGGTGTTTTTGAATGTTGTTGTGCCTGGGATGTAGTAATAGACAAATCCCCCCGCCAATGGGCCACCATTGGAATTAAAGAATTGTTGCCTACCGTTTGGGATTATTCCACTCATATATCAATCCTTTTTGTTCTCTCTGAGGTTCAGTATGCTAGGACGTTTAGCATTTTTTTGCATGTTCTTTTCTGTTTCAGTCGCTGCTTTATTTAAAGCATTTTGAAGCGAACTTTCACGAAAAGACGTACCCAAATTTTTACCAACATAACCACCGGCAGCAGCAACATAAGGAT